ACTCATCCAGCACTAAAAACTTGAGTGAGACACCTCGCATTGTCTCTGGTCTGTCAGCACCTTTGAGGCTGATGGTAGCTCCGTTGACCAGCTTGATTTGCAAATTATTAATGTGACTACCAGCAATAACAGGATTCCCCAGTTCGAGGAGGGTTTGCCACATAATGTCTCTGGCTTGTCCTTGAGTAGGTGCGACGTAAAATACATGGCCTCTGTCCGCCTGTAGTGCGTTAACAATTAACATCCATGCTGCTAACCTAGACTTACCTGTACGTCGCCCAGCAGCTACTATTTTAAACCGTGTTTCGTCTGCCCAAACATCTTGCTGCCAAGGCAGTAGTTCTATATTAAGATCCATTAAAATTATTAAACACTGCTGGTGCTTCTAACAAATCAAACGTAACTACTACTTCTACGTTCCCTGCACTACCACTAGATGCTTTAATAATGTCCCCCGGCTGTAAAACAAACACTGCATTACCGTCAATCAATAGGTTTTCTTTTGACGATATATTAGTGCCGTTATAAATATATATATCTTCTATTGGACTAGGCTTGTCTACAAACAACGTAACACTGTTAGTAGAGTTATCTAGGTTAGCTACAAATGCCATGTTCCAGTGTGCAACGTACCCATTAGGAATAGTTACAATTGTTTGCGTACTGGTGTCCGCTAAGTTTTTGTTTTTAGTATATAGCATTAGTACAACCAAATCACTGGAGTCGTACCCCTAGTGTCCACATGTACAAAACCGTCCTCTATACCTATACCTGTAAAGCCTAGTTTTACTGCGTTAAACACAATAGTGTAGCGATCAGCGGCATTTGTTATTTTTATGTCTGCCGCGATCCCTTGGGCATGTGTGCCGGGTACATCCTTCTTTTTTTCTATGGGGTGCATCGTAGGATGGCGATACCCACTTGTTATAACGAAGGGAAAACCGCAGTACGCCCGCAACTCGTCTAACTTTTCTAGAAAGTCTTGCTCCATGTTATTAGTACCGGAGACTTGACAGTCAAATTCTTCACGTGTAAAGTGTTTAAGACTCATCTGTATTAACTACCTCGCCTTCTATGACTGTAGGTTGTTCAACATCTACCGCACCAACACCACTAATGTTAATCTGAATGGCACTTCTACCACCGTCCTTAACAACATCTTTCTCAAACGCTGCAACGGGCAGGATTCTGTCCATAACAAGCTTCCACGCTGCCGCTTGATTCTTATGATCATGGTCTAACGCCGCATCAAAGATAGTATCTAGCACCTTTCTGGACTTAGGTGATGCTAACATACGTGCTTTGTATTCGTTTATGACAGCAGCGTCACCCTTCGGGCGACCAACAGCGTTGCGACTACCTTTTTTAACAGACGAAACTTCAGTTTTACGTGGTCTTCCACGTTTCCTTTTAGGAGGAACTGCGTTATCAGTCATAAAAGCCCTCTTTAAAGACTCTTATAAGATTCTTGTAAGCCTTATAAGTTATACATTTAATAATTATCTTATAATAATTTATCTTATACGGCGCGGTAAAGAATCTTTAAAGAGTAATTTCTAAGTCTATACTAATAGTATATCATAAAAACGAACAAAAAGCAATACCTTTGTTGAAAAAAAAATAATATATTTATAAAAGACTTGACAACGTCCTTTAAACTGTACCAGCACGGTCCAGATTCTGAGCTGCTTATGTTATTGATTTATATATTGTTTCTTGTTAGATAACTAGGGGTTATTTTAGGGTCTAATTTGACTCTTTTTTGTGTCTGGGTAGCAACATACAGAAAAGTTGTCAGCATCTCCCCCTCCCCGCCCCAGTTATCCACAGCTTTTCAACAGAGTTATCCACAGACTTATCCACAGCAGTTCCATAATAGAACCTACTAAGTACCAAAATAGAACCTACTCAGTTCCATAATAGAACTGACAAGGGGGAGTGTGAGAGTCTAGGTAGGACCACTACAGGACAACCTAGACACTGTACGCATTAACAGTATTGCATCTATATCGTTACCATGTTAGACGCGTGCGCGTTCCTTTATACATACTTGACCGATAGCGTTATTCATCTCGTGAATGGTTTTTGAAAACAATATTCAAAACTAATATTAGACATTCCCAAAGCCTTCACCTAAAGTTATTGACATGGCGACGGGGAGCCACAATCCCGCTAGGCGCAACCCTATCAGAACTAACTGGCATCAAAGCCACCTCGCGGGATACCTCGTGAGAGCTGGTGGAGACTTATGAAAGTAAGAGACCGACCACGCCATCAGTGGGTTTTTAACGATGGGCCTCGCAGAGGGTAAGTAGTTGTAGCGTGGGCGTATGTAGCTGGAGGGTATCCGAAGGCTCGTAAACGAACTACGACAAACACCCAAACACACGGAAGCAGACCGACTCACCCAAACCGTAGCGAGTCACAGCGTGTCAGCAATGGGCAGACAATCCGGAGCAACAACAACGCGCAACGTTAAAGCTACGGCAGAGGGTGAATCACTGAAGGGTATTCGCTGAGTATCCTTCACTGATTCACTAACGAGGGTTTGACAATGAGACAGAATTTTGAAGATCTGGCAAAGGTTGCAATCGAACGTTACAAAGATAAAAACTTTTGTACAGTTGCGGCGCTTGCGTTGTCGCTTGATTGGTCATACGGTAAAGCTCACAGACACATGAAAAGATACGGCAGAAAACAACGCTGTGGTATGCGCCATGCTGATTGGTTTCCCGCTATAACGGACGCTGTTCACGCAGAAGGCAAAAGCATTCGTGAGTTATCCGACAGGGCTTTTTACGGAATGACTATCGGACGGTTTGCAAAAGTAATGGCGCAAGGTACGTACTATGTGACAGTCAGAGGCCACGCGTTGTGCATTCGTGACGGCTTGTTGCATGACTGGACAGCAGACACAGCGGCACGTCGTCGCATTCGTACAGTTTACAAGGTAGAGGGTTAAACAATGACAGAAGGACAGATCAAAGCAGAGATTGGGAAGTTAAAAAACAGACTAGACGCGCAAGAGCAGTTAAACCAAGAGCTGTTTCGACGTGTTGATATGTTAACCGAAGACGTGCGAACATTAACGAAAGCACTCATTAAGCAGGAGACAGTAAAATGAACGAAGAACAAAAGAACATTTTAGATAGACTTGAAGCTACGTTAAAGGCTCGTAGCGTTGCGCGGACAAACGCGCTGATGGCGGTAGTTAAGGACGACCCTATCGAGTTTCAACGCATCGCTAACAGGCACGAAAGGATGCTTGATCACGCTGTGTTTTTACTAGCTGACGAGATAAATGTTATTGATCCTAACGGCGGGTTAGTTAAAGGGGTTGTTTCACCGCTAAGACAAGCAGCCGTTGACATGATAAGGGAGATTCGATAATGACACATGACGAAGCAATGGAAGGCCATCCAGTCTCACTGAGAGAAGCCAAGGCGGAGGTGTTAGCGCATGGCATAGACTGGGCTGACTTTGTTGAAGAAGTAGGATCTAAAAAGGTTTACTACTCAAACGAAATTCTTGAATGGTTAGGATACTGAGGAGAAATGACGATGAACAACGAAACCTTCAACGGATACGAAACATACGACCATTGGCAAACAGCACTATGGCTAAACAACGATGAAGACTTTTACAACCTGTTAAAGAACAAAGTTGAACTAGCCGTCTACATGGTTTGCACAAAGTCTCAAGCTGTTTACGAGATATTGAGAGAGCTGCCAGAGAAGACACCAGACGGCGCAACATGGGAAGCTGACACGATTCTGGATCTGGTAGATGAACATTACCAAGAACAGCTACAGTACAGCTAAGGAGGCAGCAGCATGAACAACGAAGATCCCATCACATTCAACGATGACAGCTTTGAAGAGTGGCTGAAGAGCTGCCCCGTACCGAACGCGGAGTTTGTCCTAGATACTGACAACTACGGATACAGGGCTTTTGTTACCTTTGTAATCGAAGAAGAGGAGTGTTTCTAATGAACCCTACACTTATAGACATACTTGTATTGTTTAGCTTTGTGCCAGTTTGGGCTGGCCTTTGTTACCTACACCAGCGCTGGACAGATCCACGAGCGAGACGGCGACGACAGCGCAAAGCACGCTATAACAGACGCACCAAAGAACTAGCACGACAACGGCGGTTACTCCGCAATCAACTTTAACTTTAAAAGGAAGACAATCATGAAGCACTACAAAGTTCAATCAAAGAAAGCACCAGCGCCTGTAAACTTCCGCAATCGAGGGAGCAAGTGGAGAGATTTGTTCGAGTCTATGAAACAAAATGACTGGTTCTCTATACCTGAAGAAGATAAGGTCAAAACAAATGCGGCAGCGAATACATATCTCAAAGGACGTTACAGTTTGTATAGGGTGGATGACGATTCGTTCTGCTTTATCAAATTACGTTAAGGGAATCTATGAGCAAGACAAGGGAAGGCAGGAAAGTAGACTACCTTATGTCGCAACGAGAGATAGCGCAGGTGCTAGGCATAACCGAAACAGATGTTAAACGCATCGAGAGTAGGGCTATTGCGAAACTTAGGCGAACAGGTAAACTAAACAAATACATTGGAGCGAAGGATGGAATTTAATTTGCTGTACTTTATCGGGATGCTGTTTGCTGGCATCATCATAGTGACATGGCTAACAATAGACAGGGAGAGGTAGACATGAAACAACCAGAAATGGCGCGTATATCAAACACTTTTAACCTTAAACAGATGACCGATGAAGAGCTTTTCGAGCTACAACAGATGGCACAATACGCTGAAAAACATCAACGAGAAATTTCGTACACCAGTGAAAAAGAATGGCGCATTAAAGACGCATCATCGAAGGCTTGGGATTACTACAGGTTATGGACAAAGGCATTGGATGAAAGACTAGAAAGAGAGGATAAGGAACTATGATCGGAATGAATACGTTATATGTAATTGAATTATACGACGATGTTTGGTCGCAAGTGTTCACAACGGACGACGTAGGCGAAGCGCAGTATTACGTAGAAACTAAACGTGACAATGGTAAGCGTTACAGAATTGTCAAGCACACAACGGAGGTTTTATGAAAGATAATCTGATGGGGTTAGAACTACACTACTGGGGTGAAAGTCCAAGGGCTAAACCAGCTCGTTGGTATCGCTACAGGTATCGTATTAAACACGACAGACCGCAATGGGAAGATCTTATTGAAGCGTTAGATCCTTTCTTTAAGGCGTGTGCGGAGCATTATTACGAACATCCTTACGCTGATACATCTATGGTTAACGCCCTACATACAGGCACTAATAACTTTTCACGTGGAGTCATGTCTTTAAATTTAGCTCAGACCGTGCTGGATTATTTTGTTGACAACGGACATGTTGAGATATTAGAACAGACACTTTACAGAGCAATTGAAAAAGTCAAGAACAGCGATGTATACAAGGAGATGCCTTATGAGGACGTGTAATATGTTTGACCTAGACATGACGGTTGACATTTCAGTTGACTATCACTACGACCCATACGACAAGATTATTGAATTAACATCTGTCAAGTGGGGTGACGTAGAAATACTGGACATGATCAGCGACACAGTTTATGACAAGATTCTCGAACATATTTCCGATGAGGACTTGTGGAGAATTGAAGAAGCGTGTTAGACTCTCTGCAGTAAGCAGAAAAGTCCATCATTAAATTATTATCTTATAAGGTATTTAACCTATGAGTATCTCTAAAGAACAGAAAGTGAGTGAGCTTGTTGAACGACAGCTGGAGACGTTAACGCTCATTGAAGCAATGAATATTGCTGGTAACTTTTTAGCCGACCTGTTAGATTCAATGGACGACGAAGAGATTGACGAGCTGTACACTGACATGGGAGCGGGACGTAATGGCATTCACTGAGACACATAAACCATGTCCT